CGTAAATTCTTTAAACTTCATTCGCCCACCACCTAATCTTCTGCCCACACTTTTCGCAGCTTCTTCGTTTCCTCTGATCATGATTTCTCCCCCTCAAAAAGACTCTTTCTCCCACTATTGCACTGCAATTCGGACACCTCCACCAGTTATTGCGCTGTTCCTGTGCCTCTCCATGTCCATCTTTATAGTCTACAAATACTATACTGCGCTCATTCTTATGCAACACCGGCGCTTTCGCTGTCCTTAATTCTGCCAGTTTCCCTACCTGAACTGGATCCAGGCCAATATCCTCATAGGCCGCCAGCCTACTCATGGCCTCGGACAACCGATCCTTATTTCGGATCACCGCTACTCCGCAGAGATATTCTGTTAAGCGCTCCATTTATATTTCTCCTTTCACGCTTTTTCTGAATACGCATCCTGTACACATCTTCCCGTCAAACATATCCTCTGTGTACCCCTGCGGCAGAGGACGGTCCCAACATTCACAGCCGCATTCTGGACAGCGTACCCGTTTCCAGCTTTTATCCACCGGATCGTTTACGTTTATCCGCATCGGCATCATAATATATCCGCCCCTGTCTGACTGTTTTCTTGGTTCGATTTTGACATTCATTTCTTACTCCTTTCCTTTAAGGCTTCTGCTGCCTCCTTCCAGATAATTCCTCCCGAAAATCTGCCGGAAATCTTTTCCTGGATATGTCTGCTCAAATGCCTGCTGCCCGATCTTCTGCAGCTTCCGCATCTTTTCCCGGTTATGGTGGACGCCCTCCCGGGAATCCTGATGATCCATCCAGCACAGATGCACGGTCAGACCATATTTTTCTGACAGCTTCCGGTTTGGCCCGCCAAAAATATGATGCCTCTCCAGATATCCCCGGGACCCGCAAAGGTAACATTCCTCTGCGGGATTCTGCTCCACTACACTTTTCTTCATTTTATTTCACCTCGATCCCCTCTATGGTGATCCTTACCTCATGGATCGCATCCCGGTTGCCCTGCAGGTAGGCATATGCTCCGGCGCACAGACGCTCGATGTATTTCCGCTTCTCGTTTCTGATCCTCTCCTGCTCGCTGGCCAGGACCTCACTTCCATCATGCGCTACCACATAATCGTCCGGCAGCACCTCCGGGAAGTCCCCGATCTCCATCTGGCAGCCATCTCCATCCGGCACCGTATCCGGTGCTTCCGCTGCCTTCTCCTGCGTCTTCTCATCGGCTTTTTTCTGCTCTTTTTCTGGCTTTTTCGGTTCTTTTGCTTTGACGACCCGGACCGGTTTCTTTTCTGCCTTCTTTTTCTCCGGTTGCACCGGTGCAACCGGCTCTTCTTCCGGCTTTTCCAGATAGATCTCCAGTTCCTCCAGCAGGCAGGACCACGGATACATCTCCTTTTCCTGGTTCCGGACGTTAATCAAGGCAATCTCCCGATCAATGCCTTTGATGGATATCATCATCCTTCCGGTTCCAGGGATCCTGACCGTATAGATGGATTCTCCTGCCGGCGCCAGGGCCTCCTGGACTGCCTCCATCTGCCGCTCCTCTTTCAGGGCCTTCCGGATCTTGAGCCGCAGATACACGTCCCCATCCAGCATCAGACGGACTGCCTGGACAAACACCGGGGCTGTCTCTTCCGGTCCCTCTGCCTGCTCCGCAAGTACCTCCAGGTCTGATACCTGCTTTTCTGCCTCGATCTCATCCTTCACGGCCTGGATCTCTGCCTTGCTGTACTCCGGGGACAATTCCTCGATCACCGTGTCCGGAAGCGTCAGCATCAAGGCCAGTTTTGCATAGCCAAATCCCTGGTACTCCGCGCGGAGCTTCGTCGGGTCCTCCCTGTCCGCAAACTCCGTATGGATATTGATAAACCTGGATACCTGCGACTTATCCATGCCGTATTCGGCCCTGGCAAATTCCAGATAGTCCGTGTATCCGGATTCTTTCAGGATCTCCGTATCCCTAGCCAGTTTGAACAGATATCCGATCCGCACAAAACTCTCCGCTGCACGGCCCATCTCCGCATCCATGGCCACCTTAAGGTCCCGGTATGACACACATGGGTTTCCCATTTCTTTTTTTAAATCAAGCTCCTCCATCTACACCGCCTCCATAAAATCTTCCATCAGGGCTTTCAGTACCCTGGTATTTCCCTTCTTCCTCAGTTCCTCCAGGTTCTTTTCCCGCTTTTCTGCGCTTGCCTTCTGGGCTTCCAGGTCGCTCGCCTTCAGTTTCTTTTTCACATGCTTCTGCCATTCCTTTAAAAATGGCCGGATCTCTTCAATCCCGGTTTCCTCGTCCAGATATGTCCGGCTCTGCCGCACAGTCCCATTCGGCTCCACTTCGATCGTGTAATACGGGATCTGCGGCTCATCCACGCGCCGCAGAAAACATATACATGTTTCCCGGCTCATCAGCCGCTCAAAGTACCGTTCGGAGGCTCCGGCACAGTGATGCAGGGCATTCCCCTCCCGCACGATATCCAGCAGTGTTTCCGGGACCATCACCATGTACTTCTCGCCCTGGTATGTATACTTCTCCCGGACTTCCGCAAGTGCTTCTTCTGCCCCAGGGAATTTCTCGTTCATCTGGGCCGCATATTCTGCTGCCTTCTCCGGATCCTTGTCCAGATCCTTTAGAATCTGCGCTTTCTGCCTGTATGCAATCAGCTCATCATGTCTCCGTTTTAATTCTTTTGGACGGTACACCATCGGATCCGCCAGATCCTTCTGGGCTGCCTGGCTCATGGATATGTAGTCTGCATACTGTTCCAGGATCTCCTTGTACCCCAATGATGGATACGATTCCTCCTTCTGGCGGATCAGATAATTCATGACCTGCTGCGGCCGCATCAAGTCCCGGATAAACTCGATATCTCTCGGACTGATCTTATATGCACACATCCACTTCAAGGTTTCCTGGCTGATCTTCTCCCCGCTCTCCTCTTCCTCCTGGAGCCACCGGAGTTCTTTTTCTCCTCCATCCATATTTCGGATCCGGTTGATCCGCTGCCAGCTTTCCAGACCGAATATCTCATGGATATCTTCTCCAAATGGATTTAGGCCTCTCCCCAGGTAATTTCCGTTATATCCGGATATATTGTCCATCATATCCTTTACCAGGCGATAAAACCGCCCTTTGTAGAGATATTCCAGCGGGCCTGCATAATCTTTCGACCACCGCATGATCATGTTATAGTCTGCCAGAAATCCATCGGCCGCCATTCGCTCAAAGATCCTGCTGCAGTCACTGTACTTGGTCCCTTCCAATGCCTCTGATATGCCTTTGTCATATAAATAACATGTTGTTATGTGCCGGCCTTCCGGATTCTGGTCCCACCAGTCCTCATACCGGTTCATATTGGCGATCTGGTAATAGATTCTACAGTTTTTCGCGGGATCCCGGTACAGGATCAGCCGTACCTGTTCGTCCATAAAGGATGTTATCTTACTTCCCCTCTGCTGTAACTCGGCTGTAAAGTGCCTTGCCACGCTCTTTTCTCCGTCTATCTTCTGGAGCACATGGATCCGGCATTTTTTCCAGACCTCCTGGGTCCTGGTCTTGGCCGTCAGCCGCTTCCCGCAGGCCGGGCATACCAGGATATCGTTATGTCGGATCTTTTTTCCTCCATCCTCTCTGTACAGCTCTGCCTTTTTGGTACAGCATGTCTTTCCCAGCAGCTCTCCTTTTTTATAAAATGCGTAATATCCATCCGGATCCAGGAGCCGGTGCAGCCAGCTCCCGTCTTCAAGTTCTTTTGGCAGATCCGGGACCTGTGCCATCAGTTCTTCAATCCGCCGCACCCGGTTATAATGTGCCCGCTGCTTTTTATCCCTGGAGTATTCATCCTCCTTCCATTGGATCTCCCGTAACAGAGACGATTTGTTTTGTTTTAAGTCCATGGCGTTTACGATAACAGGCTTAAATTTGCTGTCGATATGCGTATCTGGAAAAATCCCGCAATAATACCAGTTTTTTCTTTCATTCAGCATCGTTTCCAGTTTGTCCCTGGTCCACGCTCCCGTTTCCGGATCATAGGTCGCATACTCTCCAGATGTGCAGTTCAGGCAATGACGCCCCTTCCATTTTTCTTTTTTAAACCAGTCCAGGATCAGTATATCCCCTGCCTTCTGGGCTGTGATCTGGCTTTCCCAATTCGCTTTCTCCGGCCATATTGTTTTCTGCTGCATGACCAATTTCCTCTTCATATTTCCCCGTCTCCTTTTCTTCCCTGGGCGTATTCCCGTCCAGGACATACCATGTCCATGGCCGGACACCCCCGGTTACTTCGAGCAGCCTGGCCCCGGTTATCAATCCGTTCTCCTCCCGGATCAGTCCCAGGACAGCTCCGGCCGCACCGCGCACCCTGGGATTTTTCCCTCTGGCTATGGCGACTCCGCCTTCCATATTCATTTCTGCCTGGTCTTTTCTGACCTGACAGCAACAGATATCATGCTCCCATGCCCTGGATGGATGGTTGACCATCCACATCATCCCATGGCCGGCCAGTTCCTTGATGGTCAGTTCCTTTAAGATCGTCAGTTCTGTGCTGGCGATCTTATTGTCCTCTTTCGCCTCATCAATGCTCCCGCCGGCTTCGCACATAAAATACCGGCTATCTCCTGTCCCGTACCAGTGCAGGACATACAGCGGGTTTTCGACCGAGTGGAAACCGGTGTTTGCAGCCTTTGACTGCTCCTCCCTGTACGTTTTCCCGACCTCATACTGGTATATTCCCTTCCCCATGGTACACGTCATATTTCCCCGCATCCCTTTGTATACAATCATGATCCGTAATACTCCATGATCAGCCGTTTTGCAGTCCCCATATCCGGGATCCCGAGCGTCACCCGGACATTTTTCGGGATGCCTGCATACCCGGCCACCTCTTTGTTGATCTCCCTGGCATTCTCAAAACTCCATTTAAGCAGGACCCCGATACATTTTTTCAGGCTCTTTCCCTTTCTCCGCACGGCCTTTGCCATTCCTTCGTCTTCCGTACACTGGATCCGGATGTAAGAGAGCCAGTCTTTCATGATCCCTTCCGGCTTCAGGTCTGCTTCCTCCACCTGGAGCTTCCCCATGGCCGCCATCAGAGGGCTGGCAAGCTCCGGAACGATGCCGTCCAGAAAATCCTCTACATCCTCCCGGTCGATTCCGTTTTCCTCCGCGATCACAAGGACCGCCTCTGTGTCACCTTCCCGCTTTTGGGCCTCTGCTGCCCGGTTTATCTCTTCAGCACTGTCAAATTCCCCGAGTTTTTCAAACATCTCTGGTTCTCCTTCCTCTCATCGTATACAATTTTCATACGCACGATCCCGCGTCTCTGGTCCACGTTACAGACCATCTTTCTATTCTGTCGGCCCAGGTTCCTGGTCCAGATAAGGGCATGTCCTCCCATATGGCGCAGAAGCTCATAGATATACCGCTCTGCTTCTTCCCTGGCCTTGCGTTCCTTTGCGATCTCCCGCTGCCGTCTTTCCAGCTCTGTCTCCAGCTGATGGATCCTTTTCTGATAATATCCTTTCATGTTTCTCCTTCTATCCATACTTCTCCTCTGCGGCCCAGACCGTCTCCCTGCTGATCGCCGCATAGCAGTCCAGTGTGGTCTGTACCTTTTCGTGCCCGAATTTTTTTGCAACAAGCTCCGCCGGCATCCCCCGGTTGATCAGATCTGTCCCGCGGGTCCTCCGGAACGTATGCGGCGTCAGCCGGACATGGGCCAGGCCCGGCTCCCTCTTCCGGATCGTCCGCAGGATCCCCTCGACCGCATCCCGGCTTAACCGCTCATACGGCCTCCTGGATCTGAC